TGGACTACACAGGCAATGTTACCGTGAAAATCGATGGTCTGGCGGCGAGCGCTGCTTCGGTTATTGCTATGGCGGGAACCGAGGTGCTTATGGCTCCAACTGCGCTACTGATGATTCATAATCCGATGTCAATTGCAATCGGTGATACCGAGGAAATGCAGAAAGCCATTGCCATGCTGGACGAGGTTAAGGAATCCATCATCAACGCTTATGAAATAAAGACCGGGCAGTCGAGAGCGAAAATCTCCCATCTCATGGACGGTGAAACCTGGATGAATGCGAACAAGGCAATCGAGCTGGGTTTCGTGGATGGAATCTTGGAAGACTCCAAGCGCGGTCATACCGAAAATGTGGTCTTTGCATTCAGCCGCAGGGCGGTTACCAATTCGCTGATGAACAAGCTCATATCTAAACCCGCTCCGAAGCAGGAGCAAAAGAAGCAGGATGCGCCTGTTGGCGTTTCCGTCGATGCGGCTATGCAGAAACTGCAGGCCCGTAAATACATTTAACGGAGGTATTTGATTATGAAAAAGGTACTTGAAATGCGTGAAAAACGCGCAAAGGCATGGGACGCGGCAAAGGCGTTCCTCGACACTCGCGCTAAGGACGGCATCCTCTCCGCAGAGGATAATGCGACCTACGACAAGATGCTGGCGGATGTGGATTCGATGGCGCGTCAGATTGCCCTTGAGGAAGACCGCGTAGCAAGAGATGTTGCGATGGCACAGCCCACCAGTTCTCCCATCACGGCAAAACCCAACGCACAGGATGGAAAACCCGTCCACTTCAGAGCAACCGCCGAATACCGCGAGGACTTTCTGAACCTCGTGCGCGGCAAACGCCCCGTTCACAACGTCATGGAGGAAGGCACCCCTTCTACCGGCGGTTACCTTGTTCCGATTGAGTTCGACAGAAATCTTGTCCGGGCGCTTGAGCGTGAGAACGTGATTCGCTCCATTTCTAAGGTAATCACCACAGCGGCACCCCACAGGATTAACATCGCACTCACCGACGTATCGGCCGACTGGGTGGCTGAATCAGGTGTATTTACGCCCAGTACACCCACCTTCAACCAGCTTTCCCTTGATGCCTACACTCTTCGTGCGGCAGCGCTGGTTTCGGAGGAACTGCTTCAGGATTCCATGTTTGACCTTGAAGCCTACCTTGTCGACAATTTTGCCCGCGCCTTTGCGGCGAAGGAGGAGCAAGCTTTCTGTGTCGGCGTAGGCACTACTCAACCCACGGGCATCTTCACCGCGAGCGGCGGCGATGTCGGCGTGACAACGGCAGCGGCCGGAGCAATTACAGCGGATGAACTCATTGAGCTGACCTATTCTCTGAAGGAAGGCTACAAGAAAAATGCTGTATTCCTCCTGGCCAGCAACACTCTCGCTGGGATTCGCAAGCTGAAAGACGGCAACGGCGTGTATATGTGGCAGCCGTCGCTACAGGCTGATCAACCCGACCGTCTGCTCGGCTTCCCGGTGTATGTCTCTCAGTATGCGCCAGCCATAGCAGCAAACGCATACACCATTGCTTTCGGTGATTTCCAGAATTACTGGATTGCCGACCGCAGCGGCAGAACCGTGCGTCGTGCGGATGAACTGCATATCGCCAACCTGCAGACCGGCTTCTACGCTTTCCAGCGTGTGGACGGAAAGACCGTGCTGCCTGAAGGCATCAAGCTGCTCAAGCAGCACGCGTAAGAGGAGGATTGACTTATGAGCTACAATTCAAAGAACTACACCGAACAAGGCGGTGAGAAAACCGTCATCGGCGGCACATTGGAAATTGCGGAGGGAGCCTCGGTAACGGGGCTTTCCGCCGACCCTCTTCTCGTGGCAACCGAGGAGACCCTCGGTGGTGTAAAAGCCGCTACTGCTGGTGAGGGAGATACCGTCGAAGTCAAAATTGGAGAAGGCGGCAAGCTGTATGCTCCGGCATATCCTATTGATGCTACGGAGTCAGTCTCTGGGCTTGTGAGAACAGCTGCGAATCAAGCCGACAGCATAGCCGAGGATACAGCCGCACTTGTCACGGATTTCAATGCCCTACTTGTCAAGCTAAAAGCGGCTGGACTAATGGCGGCAGACGAAGAATGACCGGAAGGAGGCGGATGGCATGACAACAGACAATCTTCTCCCCAAAGTAAAAGCAAACCTAATCCTTGGGCATGACGCAGACGACGGCCTTCTGCTGCATTACATAAAAGCCGCCGTCTCCTATGCGGAAAGCTACCAGCATGTCGCTGAAGGATTTTATACCGAAAACATTATGCCACCTACCACTGAACAGGCAGTAATCATGCTGTCGGGCCATTTTTTTGAATCCAGAGATGGCTCGACGGCTGGTTTCTTCGCCGATAGCGTTCAGGCAGGTCAGCAGGTTTGGAACACAGTTAACCTACTTCTACGGCTTGACCGGGATTGGAAGGTGTGACATGAGCTTTGGAAAAATGAACATTTTTATAGACCTTATTGAGAAAGTAACTATAAAGGATTCAGAGGGATTCAGCACTGAGACTGACAATATTGCGGCTTCCATCAGAGCGTATCGGGAAGGTCGGCACGGCACCGAAATGTGGGCGAACAGAGCCGCATTTTCGGAAGCCACCGACCTTTTCCGTTTCCGCTGTATTCCCGGTATCACTGTGACAACCGCCATGCTTATTGCGTGTGAAAACGGACGATTTGAGATTACCTCGGTGGAGGATGTCAAAGGCCGTGGAATGTACACTGAAGTACTCGCCAAGGAGGTGAAGCCCAGTGGCTAAAGTGACTATGAAGATGCCGGAGGACTTCCTCTTAAAGGTTTCACAGCTGAACGAAAAGACGGATGAAATTATCCCCCGAGTGCTTAAGGCTGGCGGTGAGGTTGTGCTTGATAAGGTAAAGTCTAATCTGAATTCAGCGGTTGGTCGTGACACAAAGTATCCTTCGCGTTCCACCGGCCAGCTTGCGGCGGCATTGGGGCTTTCACCCGCCCTGCAAGACAGGAATGGTAACCACAATGTCAAAGTAGGCTTCTCCGAACCGCGTCGTGGCGGAGACAGTAATGCCAAGATAGCCAATATTATCGAATATGGAAAATCGGGTCAACCGGCAAAACCATTCTTAAAGCCAGCGAGAACCACCGGTAGAAAGCCGTGCATCGAAGCGATGAAAGCAAAGCTGGACGAGGAGGTAAATAAGATATGAGTCTACTTTTGGATTTAAACGAAGCCCTGGAGCCGCTGAGTATCCCTATCGAAACCGGTGTATTCAGCGGTGTACCTCCTGACGAATATTTGGTCTTTATCCCTCTGACTGATTTGTTTGAAGTTCATGCGGATAACCGCCCCGGCTTTGATGTGCAGGAGGTGCGGATATCACTGTTCTCAAAGGGCAATTACCAACAGCGGAAAAGGCAGATTACTACGGCTTTGCTGAATGCAGATATTACTGTGACTGAACGACGGTACATCGGGCACGAGGACGATACCGGATATCATCATTACGCCATTGATGTGGCAAAATCATACGAAACGGAGGAATAAAACATGGCAACTATCGGTCTTGACAGACTTTACTATTCAAAAATAACCGAGGACTCCAACGGCGAAGAAACCTATGCTACGCCACTTATCCTCGCTAAAGCCATCACCGCCGAACTCTCAGTGGAACTGGTTGAAGCAATTCTGTACGCTGATGACGGCGCAGCAGAAGTTGTAAAAGACTTTAATAGCGGCACTCTCACCCTGGGTGTTGACGACATCGGCCCCACGGCGGCGGCGGATCTGACCGGCGCATCCACCGACGATAACGGTGTACTGATTTCCGCCAGCGAGAACGTGGGTACACCAGTCGCGGTTGGCTTCAGAGCGCAAAAAGCCAACGGCACATACCGATACTTCTGGCTCTATCGTGTAAAGTTCGGCCTGCCTGCGACCAACCTGCAGACAAAGGCGGATTCCATTACCTTCTCTACCCCTACTATTGAGGGAACGGTAATGCGTAGGAACAAGTTGGATGGTATGGGTAAGCACCCGTGGAAAGCGGAGGTCACAGAAGGGGATGCAGGTGTTTCATCCGGTACTATCACCGGTTGGTTCACTGAAGTTTACGAGCCAGTCTACACACCT